CGAGATCCATAACCAGTTCTTCAATTAGATCGAACTGTGTTTCTAGATCTTCTTTTATATTTCTATGTGTAAAGTGAACTTTGGTTTTACCACCATGTTCACTTTCGATATGAGCAGAAATACCAGATGCATGATGAACTGGATCACTCTTTGCAGTCATCTCTTCATGATTGCGGCTAATAGTAAACTCATTTGGCTTTGAATCATAGCCAGAAGTCTTTTTGTAGCCCATTTTCTTTAGATGATCGAATACTTTCTTATGATCGTCACTTGTCTCAACATGCTTCATGTTGTGGATAGGTTTATTGTCTTTCTTGTATGTGCTTTGTTTAGCAGAAGAAGACTTAACACCTTTAGAGAAATCAGAGATATGTTTACTTAACTCTTCATGCGATTCAGCTAGTTCTTCAGATAACCCCATAGCTGTGGCTACCTTTTTGTCGCCATGCTTGTGTCGTAGATATGCTGAAATTGCATGATCTTTAGTACGATATTCTGAAGTGTCGACTATCTTTTGTTGCCCTTTGATCATGGTACGTAAAGTCTTGATGTCATGTTGCTTCAATGCTTTGTATTCTTTTGCGACTGGATGCTCCGGATCTATCGCTTCACCAAGTTCAACTTCTTCATTTTGTGATGCTTTGAATGCTGCATCAGTTGGAGCACCTTCACTTCCAGGTTTACGCATACGCTCACCTGAACCATTTTTAATTCGTTTTCTTTTAGCGTGAATGTTATCCCACAGTCCACGCTTTTCTTCTAACCATTCTTTGAAATTAATCATCTTTGCCACCCTTTAATTATGTCAGCAGAGAAATTAGCCTTGCTGAATTCCATACGATCTACAATCTTTACAGCACCACCAGTAAGGTGATCAATAGCAACGAAACCTTCTACACCTGTTGCTTTAAAGCCATTAGATGTTTTAAGGAATGTGCTAACATGACCAGCTGAATTCATTTTGTTTATAATCATTGCTTTTGCTTCAACCAATAGGTTTACTAGATCAAAGATTGCTACAATTTGATTTTGGTCATGATGAGCGAAGAAGCTTAGAATCTTCTTACGCATATCTTCCTGCGTTTTCTTTCCAGCAGAAGTCTTTTTCTTTTCTATTTCTTTTTCGTATCTATCATGAATCCAGTGATAGAGCTCTTGAACGTGAGCTTTAGTGTTGGTGATTAGTTCACCTTTACGAATCTTTGAATTGCCGAATGTTTTTACAACCATCAATAGGTCTTCATCAGCGCTAATAGCGTTTAGTGTTGGTGCACTGATGGAATTAAATAAAGTACCTGCACGAGAAAGAATCTTTGTAACTTCGGCAGTTTCAGATGCAGTGAATGTTGCAGTTCCAGAATAGTCTTTATAGTTTGCGTCATCCATCCAAATACTTGACACATCGTTGAACTTATCAACGATAGTCTTACCGAAGGAAGCAGACATAGATTCAAATGAATCACCGGTATAAGTAGTATGCCAAACTATACCAATCTTTGAAGATCTAATCTTTTTACCAAGAGTAGAATCATATGGTACTGCATACATAATTGTGTTTGGATGGAAGGTGATGTATTTCTCACCATCAATAGTCTCGGTCTTCTTATCATCGGTAAACATTAAGTCACCCTGATATACACCGGATTTAATACCAAGCTTTGAGAATTCTTTAAGAGCTATCTTTAGTTTTATAGCCAGATCACCGGATGTATCTGCTTCTACTTCAGCGGCAGTTTTATAAACTTTAGGATTTTTATTAAAAACCCCTTTTTTAGCTACGAAGAATTTTCCATCGGTTGGATCAATACCAGCAAAAACTGCAGGGGCACCATCCCATTTCACCGTTGCAGTGATTTTATTTTTGCTATGACCAGCAAGCATGTCGCGTAGGTCTTGTAGAAAATTGATAGCTTTACGTGTGCCAGTAACACCTTCATTGAAGATTAGATCCTCAATGTGTTCCATGTGCGTATTTTTTTCTTCTTTTAAATATGTTTTAAAATTTAACACTTAATACACCTTATAGTGAATTGATGAAAAGTCATTTAATTTTTTAGCAGACATATACATTTTTTTAAACAATACTTTTTTATTTGATTCTGATTCAAAACTCCAGATATAATATAACAATACTGCAGCTCTTCGTATCTTATATTCATCTGGTTGCTTTTCATTTATCCCGTTGACATTAACTAAATCAAATTTATTAGCTTTAATAAATTTAGCGAATTGTATATCTTCCTTTTGAGTAATTAGTGTATCATATACACTATTTACTGTAGGCAATACTGTAGAAGCATATGTCACCCAATTCTTAATATTTGGAAACAATGTATTAATTACATCGGATGATATAGCACCATCAAATGTTTTAGCATCTTGAGTTTGACCTTCGCCATATGTTTTTAATTGGCCAGATGCTGCTTTTGGTCGAAATCTAAATCTATAATTAATAGTATTATCATACGATTTAAATATTGGTAGAATATCAAAATAAGAATTTTCTACATTATATTCGAATTTATTTGATATTTTAGTATACTGTATATTATCTACTAGATCTGCATCTACTTTAACTTTAATAATATTAGCTTTAGGATTAGATACTTTCTTCAGTGATATACCATAAAGATCTTTAGAATTAAAAGCCTTTTCTAAAAATAAATTTAAGTTTTCGATTCCTACTTTTTTAGTTTTTAATTCATTATACAATATATTTATATTCGACTGTAAAATATTCTCACTGGATTTTTTTACAGCCCAAATATCTGCAGGATTCCAATTATCTTTACTATCTGGCAAAATCTTTTCATCGGTAATTTTATTTAGAAAATCTATTTTTCGTTTGTCACTGTCTCTGTAAAAGTTATATTGATTAAGATTTGGTATTACGGTATTAATAGCATTAAATGTTTTAACAAATGAATCATGCCATGATTTATCAAATTCAAATTTAATGGTTTTGTTTATAGTTTCTTTAGATGGTATTGACCCATATTCTAACATAAATCGAATAGCATCTTCTTGCTGAGCAGTTGAAGGAGTTTTATTAGTATTAGAATTTCCATCATTATCTATGACGTTAGTTAAACGGCCGCCAGATTTATATAATCTAAATTTAAATGAATCTATTGTAAACAATCCTTGATTATTCGGTTTTTCTAAAACAGCTTTTACATTTTTATCTGCTGAAATTGCATTATATATTTGGTTAAAGGTGTTAATGTCATTTGATACTAATTTTAAGCGAACTATTCCACTTATTACGCCGTCTTCAGTTTCTACAAAAAGAGATAATTTATATGGCAATAATTTTTTCATGACTGGTTTTAACTTAAGGCTCTTGCCTATAAGTATAGCAAACCCACTTTCTCCCTGAAAATATTTTTTTGACATATTAAATCTCGATACATTGATACTATATTTATTAAACTAAAAATGCCCCGAAGGGCATCAATTAGAAGAAACTTTCTAAACTTTGTATAGGTTCAGTGTCTCGAATCTCGTATGTCTTATTGTTATTAAACTGATAGAGCAACGAAGCATTAAATCTATCACGCTTACCTTCCAACGATGCTTTAATTTCCATCGCCATATCTGTCGCAGTTCCAACAGGCACATTCTGACAAACATGATTTAGGTTTTTTGCTGGACTTAACAACTCAAAGTCTTGAGGTAAACCCATAATAGACATACACTCACGATATGTCAGGTATCTATCTTCGTATGGATGAGTCATGGATACGGGAAGATGCCCAACAAAAGCGCCAATGTAGTCCTTTGGAATATATGATGCACGTCTCATAATGTTTCCGCCACCATCAAGTTTATCTTGCATGGCTTCCATCTTTTCAGCAAACTTAGTGTATCCTTCTTTTTCAAAGAAAGACTTTACCATACGATAGTTGTGACCATTCTCTTCAATGTAATGCATTGCATCTGTAGACTTCTTTAGAGTCTTTTGAAATTCTGCATGAGTAATTCCACCATGCATAACCTCAAGAACATACCGATAGTAGGGATCATCTTTACTTGGAATCTTTTTATTAGTTCTAACGTGTTGCAGCGCAGATGGAGAAATGTCTGCAAATAGATCTTCAATCTTTTTATTAGGACGATCAAAGTAATTAAAGAGTGGAACTGTGTCACCCTGCCAAAAGAAATAGAATGATCGTTCTCTTACTTGACTTAGTCCATGCAATAAAGACTTAGTTCTATACACAGACATTGTATAACCATTATCAGTGGCAAGCTTATGAAGTTTATCTACGATTGGTTTGCCCATTGCACCGGCAAATCGTGGAGCATTTTCTCCCCACAACACTTGTGGGTTCATTTCCTCTAGCACGTACTTAGTCGTGGTTGTCAACCAATCATTAACGGCTGCATCGGAATTAGCTGAAGGTGATAAAGAAGATAGCCCAGCACAAGGACACACGGCGTTGACAACATCAACATAATGAGGATGCTTACCGCCTTCATCAAGTAAGATGTAAGGAACGTCTTTAAGGTGATTGACCAAGTGAGAATCATTGTTGCTGAATGGAGAGTATGAAAGTAAGTAATCTGGTTTAGTTCCAAATGCCGCCATTTGGCCAAGTGTTTCTCCGCCAATAAGTGGAACTATACTTGCATGTTTTAGAGTCATAAGTTATTTTCGATTTGTTTCATCATTTCGGCAAAGGTATGCTGAGAATCCTGATGTTGTTTATAAAATTCAAATGCCATTTCACGATATTCATTTCTCATAACATCGTCATTGGCTAACTTATTTAGTAATTCATACGCTGGCTGCATGTCATTGTCGTCAAGCCAAATAGTTCCAGTGTCCTTGCAATTAATAAGCTTATCGCCGAATGCTCTATGAGTACAGCGTTCGCCATAGGCTTTACGGAATACGGGAACTACACCTGTACACGCAACTTCGCAATGAGTGTATTCAATAGAACGTTCAATGTATCGTTCGTCTAATACAGATAATTGATAACCAAATCCACAACGAGCCATGCGATGAAGCATTTCATCATTGATGTATGGACCAAATACA